TCTACTGGTAATTATGAGATTGATAACTCTTGTAAGTTTGAAGCTGATAATGTTGAAGTAATGACTCATACTTATGATTCAGCACCTACAAGTCAAAAGAAGATGACAATTAGTATGTGGTACAAACGAACTGAAGTTGGTTCAAATATTGGACTCATAGAATTTGGAAATGATGCTTCAGGAGACTACTTTCAAATTCGTTGGGGTAGAGATGTATATGGTTCACTAGAAACTTATGGAATGCGATTTGGCTCAACTAATTTTAGTGTGGGAAATACTTATGGGGCAGTAAGAGATACTGCAGCTTGGTATCACATAGTTGTTGCAATAGATACAACCCAAGGTACTGCGGCAAATAGATTCAAAGTTTATAGAAATGGAGCAGAGCTTGGTTGGTCAACTGACAACAGAGCTACCATTACACAAAATCAAGATTTAGCTCTTGGTGAAAATGGCAAACGCGTAGTAGTAGGTGAAGGTGCTTATAGATATAATGGATATATTGCAGAAGTAAATTATGTTGATGGACAACAACTTACATCAACTGACTTTGGTGAGTATGATGATGATAGTGGTATATGGATACCCAAAGCCTATACAGGAACTTATGGTAATAATGGATTTTATTTAGACTACAAAAACTCTGGAAATTTAGGTGAAGATCAAAGTGGCAATAATCACGACTTTACTTTAACAAACATCTCAGCAGCTGACCAAGCAACTGACACGCCTACTAATAATTTTGCTACCTTGAATCCTTTGATGGCTAACGCAGGACCAGCAAATTATTTACCAATAACTGAAGGTGGAACTAAGGCTGTAAATACTGCTGCTGCATATAAAATTGCTAACTCAACTTTCGGTGTTACATCAGGCAAATGGTATTGGGAAGTTAAGGCAACAGATGTAAATGGAGTAACAGCAATAGGTGTAACTATGCCTTTTTACTGGGATGCTGATTACACATTACAAGGATGTATTTATTATGCTCAAGGTCCGCAAAGATATAATAATGCAAGTGCTAGTAGCTTTGGAGCTACTTACACAGATGGAGATATAATTTCTTTTGCTTTAGATATGGATGCTACTCCACCGACTATGACAGTTTATAAAAACAATTCTAGTCAAGGCAATTTAATGGCAGGACTTTCTATTAATGGAACAGGTGGTGCATTTTTACCAGTCAAAGAAGATGGTTACTTTCCAAAGGTTGTAGGCTATAACGCAAATACTTTTGAATGTAACTTCGGTGGCTATACATCTTTTTCAATATCAAGTGCAGAAACTGATGAAAACGGTTACGGAACATTCGAATACGCACCACCAAGCGGGTACTACGCATTATGTACAAAGAATTTAGAGGAGTTCGGATAATATGGCATACTCAGATATAAAAGACCCAAGCGCACATTTTCAAACTAAAGCATATACAGGAGCTGGCAATACAAGTTTCCCTGTCAGTAAAACATTTGATGGAAACAGCGATTTAAAACCCGATATGATTTGGAGTGCGTGTAGAAGTCATGCACAACATGTATGGATAATGGATTCTTCAAGAACGTTTGCAGGAAACAAAGAAATTCTTTCAAACAGTAATAATGTAGAAGGAGACACTGGGGCTGTTAACTCAGGTTCCTATGGTTGGTTAGGTCCTGGTTTAACAAACGGTTTTTCAATTAGTCAGGCAAGTAACTATTGGGATGTAAATACTAGAACATATGTGGCTTGGTGTTGGAAATGTAATGATGCTTCAACAACTTCATTTAGTGAAAGCGGTAATAATCCGGGTGGAACAAGACAGGTAAATACTGATGCAGGCTTCGGTATATATACATATACTGGTACTGGTGCTAACGCAAATTGTTTAATAGCTCACGGATTACCGTCAACACCAAAATGGGTAATAATAAAACGAAGAGATGCTGCAAATCTAACACTTGCTTGGCACGATGCAATTGGGGTTGATTATAAAATGAATTTAAATAATTTAAATGCCAGGGATGCTGATGGAGCATTTTTTAATGGTACCGTACCTGATGCTACAAATATAACTCTTGGAGGTACATCTACTAATACAAATGCAAATAATGGTACATACGTAATGTATGCTTGGTCAGAAGTACAAGGGTATAGTAAGTTTGGCAAGTATGTTGGAAATAATAATGCAGATGGTCCGTTTGTCTATACAGGTTTTAAACCTAAATATGTAATACTCAAAGGCATAGCTTTTGGTGAACATTGGGTATGTTTTGATACTGAAAGAGATGAGTATAATGGAGGTCCTTCTCCTTATAAATTTCTTAACGAAACAGAATTAGAAAGAAATGTTGAAGAAAGAATAGATTTTTTATCTAATGGTTTTAAAATCAGAAGTTCAGGGTCTGCTTGGAATTCAACAAATTCAACAGGTATATTATACGTGGCATTTGCAGAAAATCCATTTGTCGCAGGTGGAGTTCCCACAACCGCAAGATAATAAAAAAGGGGCATATAGCCCCTTTATTGTTTAACTTTCTTCTGAAGGTTCAGGCGGTGATTCTAAATCTTGTTGTAGCCTAGAAGTATAACCCTCTTTTGCTAAAACTAATCTATCTAAACTTCTTCTTGTCGTATTAATGTCTTGTTCTAAGGCATTTAACTCAATAACAAAAGCTTTTTGTAAATCAGTCATTTCTGAAATGATATACTTTTTATCGTTTAGCATCAACACTGGTTCTTCATTTGTAATTTCTGTACTCATTTAAATATATCCTGCCAGTTTCCTTGTGTACTTGCTTTCGCATACTCAGTAGCACGGTTTTCAAAAAAGTTGGTATGCTCAACTGCGTTAACCTGCATATCAATCCAAGGTAAAGGGTTCTCAGTACTATGAAAAATAGCCTTCATTCCCAATCCTAACAATCTTCTATCAGCAATATAACGAATATACTCCTTGACTTCTTTTGCAGTAAGATCTGGAATCTCAGCTTTATCAAAACAAATATCAATGAACTTGTCTTCAAGTTCAACTACTCGTTCCGCAGCACAATAAATCTCGTACTTTAGCTTATCAGTCCATATCTCAGGATTTTCTGCAATGAAAGTTCTGAACAATCTTGATACATTCTCAACATGGAGAGTTTCGTCTCTTATTGACCATGTAACAATCTGTCCCATTCCTTTCATAAGGTTATGTCTAGGGTAGTTCAATAATATAGCAAAGCTACTGAATAATTGCACCCCCTCTGTAAACCCACTATATACAGCCATTGTTTTTGCTATATTGTGGGGTGTGTCCATACTAAAGTCGGATAGATACTCATGTTTCTCTACCATCTCTTGAATGTCCATGAACTCGCTATAAATATCATCATCTTTTCCTAGTGTTTCCAATAGTAAAGAGTATGCATCTTGATGTACTGCTTCCATTGCTGCAAACGATACCAACATCATTCTGACTTCTGGAGCCTTAAATGTAGGTAAGTAATGCTTTGCATATCCACAACACACATCAACGTCAGCCTGAGTAAAGAATCTAAATATATTATCTACTAATTGTCTATTCTCAGGTGTTAACTTTTCTTTATAGTCTTTTAAATCATCTTGCAATGGTACTTCTTCAGGCATCCAATGCATTTGGTTTTGTTTTTTGTACGCTTCATAAGCCCAACCATAATCAAACGGCTTATAAAAGTTTCTTTCGTCTAGTAATCCCATTATCCCTCACATGCTAAACAATCTTCTTGTTCGAAAATTATTTCTCTTTTTACTTGATTTGATACATTATCTGCTCGGCTAATCGCCTCACTTCTTAGATAATATAATGTTTTTAAATTCTTCGCCCATGCCAACATATGCACATTGTGAAGATCACCCTTTGTTACATCAGGAGGGAAAAATAAATTTACACTTTGAGACTGGCAAACAAATTCTTGTCGTTGTGCAGCGTGTTCCACTACCCAAGATTGATTTATTTCTACAGCAGTCTTAAAGACTTCTTTTTCCGTTTCTGACAAAATTTCAAGATGTTGTACACTTCCTTTGTTAGAAACTATGTCTCTCCATACAGTTTCTGTGTTAGCATCTTTATCTTCTAGTAACTGTTCCAGATACTTATTCTTTTGTAGAAATGATCCACTCTTTGTTTTCTGAGTGTATGCATTCGCACGAAAAGGTTCGATACTTGGAGAAGTATTACCGCAAATAATAGAACTACTCGCATTTGGAGCAATCGCTAATAAATGAGCATTTCTTACTTCACAAGAATCATCATCTGGACAAGCGCCTCTTTCAACAGCTAGTCTACGAGTTTCATCAAGAGCATCTTCTTTTATATGCTTAAACATTGTATAGTTTGCGGCACTTGCTCCTAAACTTTCGAAAGGAATTTGATTCTTCTGCAAGTAGGCATGATATCCCATTGCTCCCAAACCAATACTTCTTTCTCTCATAGCGCTGTATTTGGCTCTTTCCATTTGCTCAGGCGCGTTATCAATAAAGTATTGTAATACATTATCTAGCATGCGTACTAAGTCTGGTATAAATGCTGGGATCTTAGACCATTCGTCATAATACTCCAGATTTACACTAGAAAGACAACATACTGCTGTTCTTTCTTCATTAGTTGCAAGAGTAATTTCTGAACAAAGATTACTATGATTTACATAAAGACCTTTCTTCTTTTGAAACTCGGGCAAATCTTGATTTACTGCATCTTCAAACATAAGATAGGGTTCACCTGTCTCCATTCTATTCTGTAGTATCTTTACCCATAGTGTTCTTGCGGACACTACTTTTTTAACTTCGTTACTGTGAGGATCAATAAGTTCCCAACTATCATCAAAATTTTCTTCTTTAGTTGCACGGTGAATAACTTCCATAAACTTATCATTTATGACAATCCCGTGATGTAAGTTAGTACATTTACGATTAATGTCCCCGCCCGTCGCTTTCCGAATATCTAAAAATTCTTCTATCTCTGGATGGGTAACATGTAAGTAACCTGCATAACTACCTCGTCGTGTAACTCCTTGTGAAAAAGCAAGCATTTCTGCATCTACTACTTTCATAAACGGAATTGCACCTGTAGACTCTGAGCCTTTCGAGGTTTTTGTTCCTTGTGAACGCACTGCACTCCATGAGCCGCCAATTCCACCACCAAATGATGAAAGGTAGGCATTCTCAGTATAGTGGTCGGTAATACCTTCTCTACTATCTTCTACGTAATTTAGAAAACATGATATTGGCATACCTCGTTCTGTGCCACCATTAGAAAGTACAGGAGTAGAAAACATAAACCATAGATTACTTGCGTAATCGTATAGTCTTTGTGCATGATCTTCGTCATCTGCGAAAGCTTTTGCTGCTCGAGCGAAAGCCTGCTGAGGACTAACTTCATCTCCTACTAGGTATCTATCTTCTAGTGTCTTGTGACTAAACTCTGTTAAGAGTAAGTCTTTACTATAATCTATTTTCATTTAAGTGCCTTTTTAAAGTATTATTAATAACTTCTGTGTTTTGTACTCCAATTGCTTGTTCTGAGTAAGTAACTAAATCCATAAGCTCAACGTTGGTCAGAAGTTGTTCTGCGTTTTCGTTGAGACTTTGTATAAATTTATATTTCCCCTCTATAGGACAAGCATTGTAAATATCAAAAACGTCTCCATATTGTTCCATTAGCTGTACTGCGCGTTTTGGACCAATCCCAGGTATTCCTGGCACATTGTCCCCCTTGTCGCCGCACAAGCATTTGAATGTAATATAATCAGGAACATCAAAATCATAATGTTCATCCCAATTATCTAATGTAATTTCTTTTCTAGTAACTGTACTAAAACGAGAAACACGATCGCTTATAAGTAAATCCCAATCCCTATCGGAAGATACCATCCAACATTCATCTAGCCCGTAGTCATCTAAGTGCTGTGTGATGTATGCTGCAATATCATCTGCTTCAACTCCCTTGAATTGAAAGACTGGATATTTTTCTTTGAGTAATGTTAAAGTATTACTAAACTCTGCCATAAACATAGCAAACTCTTTTTCTTCTTGAGGAGTTTGTTCTGCGTACTTTACTTTTCTGTTGGCTTTATATTCTGGGAATATTTCTTTTCTATAGGAACTACCGCCATCAGCAGCAATCACTATAGTACCTGCATTGTACGACTTTGCCAAACTTTCTACAGTTCGTACATAATCGTGTTTAAAATCTGTAACGCCTTGGTGTTTCCACCTAAAAGCTATATTCAGACTATCAACTATCAGCAAGTTCCCAACTGGTGCTGGGTCGCCAAGGCTTGAGAATGTTATCGCCATTTGTAAATATTATCTCCTCTTTTTCTAGCCAGTGTTCTGCAATTAGTATATATGCACCTAGCCAGGCAATATGCATATAATGCAATGTATTTTTTGGTTTTCTTACTGTAGCTGCAAAAAACTTACCATGATTCTCTCTAAATATAAGGAGAGGTTCTTGATTCATTTGTTGTGCTTGCTTACAAAGTTTACTCCACCACTTGAAAAGATTATTACTTTTCTGTGTGTAGATTTTACTATCAAAACCACAATCTTTGTAGAACTTAACTTCTACTGTAAAAAGATTTATCTTATCTGGCACCATGCAATCACCTTTGATTTTACCACTGCCAGACCCAGGAGTCTGTATCCATTTCTCGTCAGTAAGTCTATCTAACATAGATAAAACTTGTTGCTCACCGCGGTTACCTTTCTGTCTAGGATTAACCAAGTTCGAGCCTACTAATCTTTTCTTCTTTTATAACTTCTATTTTAGCGAGAAGTGGATGCGTCCAACCATGAGATACTATATAAGTATTCAAGTTATCTTCTTGTAGTAGAGTTTCTACTAATCTTTCTTTACCTTGCTCATCTAACACATTGGTAACTTCGTCTAGAAATAATACATTTAATTGCGACTTAGAAATACTACTCATTAATTTACGAATAGCAAGTAATGTAGATGTATTAACTCTTGCAAGCTCACCTGCACTCAAAGCTAGTATATCTACTGTTTTCCCGTTGTCATCTATTTCTACATTAAGTTTGTCGTTAGACACTACAAATTCCAAACTAAATCTACCGTCTGATAAATCTGCAAGGTACTCATTTGTTAATTCTTCGAGATCTTTTACTAGATTCTCTATTTTATATGCAAGTAGTCCGTTTGTACTAAATGCTTTTTTCAGTATTTCTACGCTACTGAGGACGTCATTTACTTCATCCATATCAAGACTTAAGCTTGATAGTTGCTGAACCATATCATCTGTTTGTTCGCCAATAATTGATAGCTTTGTATTGTGTCTTTCTATTCTTTCGTTCTCTGCTATTACTTCTTCTACTTGGCTTCTGCGGTTACTTATCCGCGCTCTAAGTTTAGTTATTTTTTCCTGTATACTATTTGTATCTGGAACTGATGCAGGTAGGGTTTGGTCTATACTTCTAAAGAGAGACTCCCATTCATTTATTTGCAGTTCCATCTGTTTAAGTCTGGCATTATCGTCATTCGTTGTATCTATTTTTTCATTAAGCCAGTCGAGTTTATCTTGTAACGAAGCACGAGTTTTTCTATGCTCAAACAATTCTTGTTCTATAAATGACTTGTCTATGTCTTGTCCACAAGTCGGGCATCCAGCCTCATCTACTTTTAGCAAGTCTTCATACTTCTTAATCATTCTTACTTCTTGATTACCCTGTGATCTCAACTCTCCAACTTCTTCAATCAAAGTAGCTGTAGGCGTAAATGCATTATTCTCTACATAAGTTTTCGCTAGTCCTAAATCTATGTGTTCTAACTGGCTTTTGAATAGATTATTTTGGTTAATCTTTTTTGTGATTTCCGAGATATTTTCAAACTCTATTTGTGAAGAACGCAAAGCTTCTTCATCTTCTTCCGAGTAAAATGGTAATTCCAATTTCGAAAGTAGTGATGTATCTTCCAATTTATTATCTGATAACCATTTTTCTATTGTGTCAATTTTGCCTTGCACCATAGAAACGTTCCCACTCATGGATCGTGATAATTCTTTAAACACTTCAAAGTATTGTACATACTTATCTAGTTGTAAAAGGTCAATCAAGAATCTTTTACGGTTTGTATCAGTGGCAGTTAAGAACTGCAATGATGCATTTGTATTTTGATACACAATCTGCGAGAATGTTTTAAAGTCAATACCTAATATTTCTTCTAGTGTCTTGTAAGTATTAGTCGCAGTATGACTAGAGATATCTTCCCCATTCTTATACAGCTTAACTTTTATACTGCCTTTGCGGGCTACGTCAATTTTGTACTCATCTTCTCTAACTGCAAAAGTCAAAGTTATATCATAGCCCTTACCGACTTCACGATTTGGTATGTCTGCTTTTTTGATTCCTTTAGAATTCTTATTGAATAATACTTCTTCAAGGATTAAGGGAATAGAACTTTTACCAGTTCCATTTGTACCGACTAATTGTGTTACTATGCTGTCATCGAGATTTAACTCATTATCTGAACCATAGCTGAAACAATTATTCCACTGCAACTTCTTTAGCGTAATCACTAAACACTCCTAAAATATTTTTAACCTTTATGTTTTCCAACTCTAATATATAACTTAAGTACTCACTTAATTCTTCTTCCATTGACATTTCTTTGTCTAATATTAAAGTCGCCTCTGTTTTTCTTCTTATAACTTTTTTATCTAGTAGATCACTATTCTTAATATTACTTAAGTCAGCTACGTCGCCCTCAATCTCATAGATTGTATGATCCCATTCTGTTTGAATCATGTCGGCTGGGTCGGTAACTGTTTTACGAATTAACTGTGGTAAACTAAAAGTATGCCATGTCCACTGCCATTCGTCGTTGTTGTCTATTAATAAATACCCTGTCTCTACATTGTTTCTATGAAAACTTGTAGTCATAGGTGAGCCAGGATATACTATGTTTCTTTGTGTATTGCTATGTGCATGTAAATCACCTGCAAATACTACTTTGAATTTATCAAAGCGTTTTAAGTCTACTTCTGGCTGTACATGAGGGGGTATTTCTCCTCGTACATGAGTAAACAATATACTATCTTCTACACCTTCTATGCTCTTAGCTTTGTGTAAGTCTGCATAAGGTAGTATTGTCCAGTCATCTCTGGAATATGTTTCGTCTATTACTGTTACTAGAGGATTTAATTCAGTAGTAACTTTTTTCAAGTTTGTAAAAAATGTTTTATTCTTTCGTGTAGCTTCGTGGTTGCCATCATATATGATAGTCTCAATGCCCACACCTTTTACAAAATCAAAGTATAATGTAAGTTCATCCATGGTAGGGACTCGATCAAACAAGTCCCCTCCAATGATGTGCAAATCAACATCTTTTTCAAGATCATAAATTTGGTCAAAGAATAACTTATAGCGTGAGCACGCCCAAGCTACTGGTACATTCTTTTGTCCAAGTTTAATATGCCAATCTGCAGTGAATAGAATCATGCTACGAACTCATCCCCTTCGTTCCACGAGCAGCCAGTTAAGCCACCTGCTTTCAAAGCTTTTAGTGTTCGTAATATTTCTTCTGCATTTCTTCCTGTATCTAATGCATTTATTGATACATGCTGTATAATTCCTTCTGGATCGATAATGTAGGTTGCTCTGTATGGTACACCATCTTGTTGACTGACAATTCCTAGCTTACTAGCTAAGTATAGTCCACAGTCTGCCGCAAGTATGTGGTTGATATCTCTGATTAAAGAGTTATCTTTTTTCCAAGCAATTTTACAATATTCGTTGTCTCCACTAATACCTATAACATCAGCTTCCCCCATAAGGGTATCCATTGCTGCTATCTCTGTAGGGCAAATGAAAGTGAAGTCTTTTGGGTAGAAGTATACAACTGACCATTGGCCAGGTATAAGTACATCTACATCTACAATGTCGTTCAATTCATTAACACCCTGAAGGTTTAGTGAAGGAAAAGTATTACCTACTGTTTTCATAAATACTCCCCTAAGAAATATCGAATTCGTCAGAGATAGACTCGTCAGGAGTATTAGCTGCCCCTTCTCTTAATCTATCTAGTAATTCTTTTTGAGCATCCGCTGTTGGTCGAGTAAGTACTTCGTCCATGGACTTTAGTTCTGCTACTAATTCTTTTTCAGAATCATCTAGCGGACGTTGTTTACATTTAAGAGCCTGTAATTGGTACTCTACATTGTAAGCCATTGGTCCTGTTTTAACTCGTTTGAAATATACATCCCAGCCAGTTTCGATTTCAGTTGGATCACCAAGATCTTCTGCTGCTACCATAATCTGCTCGAGTAGTTTTTTCTTTAAGTTTAGTACTTTGACTTTTCCGTCATGGATACATTGGATTGCATAAGACCAACCGCATTTAAGTTCTGGATGATATTCTCTAACCCAGTCTTTTTCTACGTTGGTAAATGCTTCGGTGTTCCTATCGAATGATAGACACTCGAACGGTAAATTTTTACCATTTTCGCCTTTCAACCAGTAAACATAGCGAGGAAGCATATCCCCTACCATTCTTACTACGTTGTCGCCTTCGACATATTGATAACTGTCGATTTTATTCTTTTGGGCTTCGCCCTTTGTTTGATTAAATTTTATTGCCATTTTAATTCCTTATTATTATTGATTTCTTCGAACATGAAGTGAATACGATTCTCTTCAACTCTCAGTAATCTGTTGTTTTTAATACTGTCCTCATCCCCTGTGAAGTGGAGGAGGTCTAATGTGGTATCTTTATTTTTTTGATACTCAAAATAATTGCGTAACGATGCGATACCTGCATACTGCGCAATCTCACTATCTGAGTATCTCCTTCTTTGAATGAATAATGCTTCCGGGTTTACTAGGAACGAATCCCCATGAAAACTTTTAGTCCAGAACTTATATATTCTATCATATCTATTCACTGGTGGTAGCTTATAGGTAAGTATATGGAGTATTGTCAAAATATCTTTGACACTCCCGTTGCTTTCCCTTTTTACTTTTTCCCAATTATAGAATAACATATTATAACAAACTTTTAACTCCGTGTCAAGATATATTTTTTCATGCTATATATCAAAAACATCATAGCCCTGTCGCATATAATATCCTCGTCTCGCGGCAGCTTGTTTTCTAGCTGTGCGACCCTCTAAATTTATATCTACAATCCTAGGCTGTGGCTTTCCTTCTCGCATCCTGATAACACGACCAATTAGCTGTGTTAGTAGGGGTTCATTGTTTACAGGTGTACCAAGTATAAGACAACTTAAGCAGTCTAAACTGATACCCTCACTAAAAATAGACTGTGTTCCAAACAATATATCTTTATCTTCGAATAACAACTTTGTCATTTCTGTTCTCTGTTCGTGTGGAATATCTCCAGTTACGCAAATTGCGTTGTCTCCAACAAGTCTTGCACAAGCCTTGAGAAAATCCACTCTGTCTCCGACTACAAGCACTTTATGCCCTTTAGCCGCGTAGCTAGCAGCGAGTACTGCTACCATGTTTTGGTACTCCCAATCATACGCGAGTGCGTTAACTCGAGATGCCCAATCAACATTGCCGTCCATGAAACGTATTCCTGAACGAATTATATCCACAAAAGGTACTAAGTAGTTTTCTTTTGGTGGTTTAAATACTGTAGATGAAAAGTAGTCTCTAAATACGACATGCCTTCCATCTTTTCTTTGTAGCGTTCCAGTTAATCCGATTTTGTATCGTGCACGTGAAGCGTCTACAATCCGTGTAAAAGTTGGTGAAGATACGTGATGCATCTCATCAAGAATGATTGTACCGAACTCTTTTACGATTTTGTCGATATTTCGGTACAAAGTTTGTACATTTCCAACGACAAAGGGGGAATCGATCTCGAATCGTCCCGATCCTATCACACCCGCCTTGACCCCGAATACTTTTTGTACTTCTTTTTCCCACTGCGAGCGTAACGCTAATGTATGTGTTACAATAAGCGTTTTCTGTTGGAGTTTATTTGCGATTGCTAACGCAGTAAAAGTCTTTCCCCAACTTACCCAAGCGTTAATTATACAACTGTCATCGACTTCGTCATATACTGCTTGTTGTGAATCTCGTAAAGTAAACTTAAAATCTAAAGGTTCGACTGGTATGTCATTCCTCTTATCGACAATTTCATAGTCCTCTGGTATGAGATCCGTTCTCCCTATTGGCATACTAATTAATCCTGCTCGAATTACACCCATATTCTTAATGATGATAGGTGGGTCTGTTGGTCTGCGAGGCGGTATACTATAAGTAAGTATCTTATCAACTTCTGCTTGATAGTCATTAGTTACTTCTAGGTATATTCTGTTGCTTAGTACGGCTTTCATTTTTGTATAAAAATTTCGGAAGATAAACGATATAGTTTAGGGGGAGAGTCCATTGTATATGTGATGTTTACCTTCCGAAAAAGTTGTTTATCGTTGTTGTTGTCCAAAGAAGTCATAAACTAAATCATCCATTACTTCTTGAGGTTCTCTCATTTCTCCATGAATATCCTTTAGTTCTCCGAACCAGTCAAAGTCATCTGATAGTTCTTCTTCTACAGGTAGATCAAAATGCTCTTTCATTAGAGCTGCTAGCTCGTCTCCATCGAGTTCGTCTACTGTTTCTATCCCATCTTTAGTAACTACTGCTACTCCTACAAAGTTACGAAACTCATCTTCATAAGTCATTGTAATTTTTACACTGGGGTCAGTCTTTCCTATGTAGGTAGCCATATTTTCTATTAGTCCAATAGGAGCACTCCAAGCAGAATAACCACTTACATGCATTGCTTCCCATTCTTCAATAGCACACCATTTAGCGCCCACATTATCTACGTACCACTGGTATGAATCTATAGGGTAGCCGTGGTCATCTACTCCTTTTACTGGGGGCATGAAAGCTAAGTCGTGAATATCTGCTAATTCTTCGACTTGTATTTCTGTCCCTTCCCAATTTGTTTGGGTTCTTTTTGTTGTGACAAGCGTCTTTTCGAAAGAGTTTAGTCCTTCGTCAGTGCTGTCTATATCTATGTTAAAGTAAACATGATTTGCCATTATATCTTTCTCCAAGTATCTTTTTTCTTTTCAGTACACACTTCATATAAATATGAAGGTTTACCACTTATGTATAGTATTCCTGCGTATAATTCTGATCTTGCTGGTGGGCTAGATACCTCAAAAGGAAACGGAATACCGTGAATCCATATAAGAGTAAAGATTTCCTTTCGTTCTATCTTTCCTATTAGATGGTACTTTAATGTTGCTTTTTTACTTTTTTCGTAAATAAAAAACTTTCCATTTGAGTCAACATAGAACCTTCCTCTATGCTTGATTAGTCCTCCAAAGTTTGAGATTTGATACTTCAAATCGTACAAGTTCTTTAAAGGGGTTGAGAGTCTCCTCTCACCAAGGCTATTACCTTGGGTGTTTTTATCGTCTATTACTGCGCCTTCACACCATAATAATCCATCTCTAGTAATAACTTCATCTGTGTGTACTACATAGATAGGAAAACGAATATCACTTAGTTTCATCCGTATTTCTTCTCAAACTTTCCAAAGGAATAGTCGTCTCCAATATCAAAATCACATCCAATCGGACAGTTAGGTATTGATATACCTCTATCTTCTTGTATGCATGCTCTAAGAATAAATTTATATGTATCTATTACATCTTCGTCTACTTCAGCTAACACGGAATCATGGACAAGAGCAAAGATTCTCATCTTGTCTGCATACCCAGCTTCTTGTATTTTATTATGAGCTTGCACAGCTCCAATCAAATTAACATCAGATGCAATAGACTGTACTAGAAAGTTAATTCCAGATCTTACTTCATGTGATGCAATGCCTTTATCTTCTGAGAATACATTCGGTAATCTTCTCTTTCTACCAAAGTGAGAATAAATGAATCCATTATCTTGAATAAATCTTTTGTTATCATCCAACCATTTCTTAAGACCATGAAACTGCTCAAAGTAATCTTTAATAACTTCTGACGCTTGTCTCATACTAAAGTACTCGCCTGAATCTTTTGTTACTTGTTCACTAATCTTTTTCGGACCTGCTCCATACATTATTCCGAAAGTAACAGCTTTAGCCATTTGCCTTTGTGTACTAAACTTCTCTGCGACTTCATCAGCCTCACAAGGTAAGTTAAATACTATCTTAGCAATACTACTATGGAAGTTGCCTCCTGTTTCAAAAACACCCATAAGCGCTTTATCATTAGCAAGTACTGCCGCGCAATATACTTCTGCTGTTGTTAAATCCATTGCAACTATCTTCTTGCCTGGTGCGGCTTTGATACATCCTTTGACAATCGGGTTGTCTCTTGGAATCTGTTGCATATTCATTTTACCACTTGATGACAGCCTTCCTGAAGTTGTTCCATGCAGGTTGAAACCTGTACGAAGTCTACTATCTCTGTCTAGCTGTGGGTAAATCTTGTCAAGATATGTACTCTTAATCTTTACTTTTTGTCGTATGTCGAGTACTAATTGTGGTACTTCATGATGCTCTGCTAATTCTTTTAACACCTCTGCATCAGTACTATGTGCACCCGTTCCAGTTTTCTTACCTGTAGGTTTTAATCCTAAAAAGTCAAAGAGTAATCCTCTAAGTTGTAATGTACTGTTAGGATTGAAGTCTTTACCTTGGTTGTGTTCAAACTCTTTAATCGCTGGGTAAGTATATAACTTTTCAACTGCTTCGTCAATTTGTGTTTGCATTAGTACTGAAGATGTTTGTAGTCTTTCTTTATCAAAAGGTACTCCAATATCTTGTATGTCTGTTAAGAAACGACAGGCAGGTAATAGTATATCTTTATATACTCCATACAACCTATCATTCTTTACTAGTGCATTTTCAAACTTCTGAAAGAGAAGGAAGGTACACACAGCATCCATAGCTGCATAGTCTTTCATAATATCAAATGGAATTAAGTCCCAAGTGAAGCTACCTTTGAGTATACCGTTTCTACGACAATAGTCATCCATCCATTCGTACATTCCTTTTTCATAATCTCCATAAGGTGTGTACTTAAGTGATAGTTGTTTCAAACCATGTGTGCCAGGATTCTCATCTAACATATAGTGAAGTAGCATAGTATCTTCGAACCTTGGAAACTTAAATCCAAAGTGATACTCGAAGAAGGCTAAATCAAATTTAGCATTATGAAATACTACTCTCTTTTTGTCAAATAGTTGCTGGAGTAGTCCTTCTGCTTTTTCATCTATACACTCACAATCTATATATGCTCCATGTTCTTCTTCATAAGATAAACTAATACCAAGCATATAACCATCTCTAGGATATAAACCTGAAGTCTCTGAATCAAGAGCAATAAAGTCATTATCATGATCTAGTGCATTATCTAAGAATCTATATAGCTCCTGGCTTTCTGTAATACCGTAGCACTTATCTTCACCAAGCTTTTGTTGTTTTAGTTTTCCTTGTGTGTACTTAATAATATTAGATTGTGATTCTTCCCATGTTTTCTTAGCTTCAGGTTTGAAGGCTAACATAGCTGGGTTTATTACTGGTAAGTACTTGTCATCAATACAACGACCACTATACTCTGTTACAGAGTTTTGATTCGTGAAATACTTTAGGCACTCTGAACCTACTAGTATTATCCAGTCGTAGTCATCTTCATTGATAACTATATCACAGTCTCGTTTTAATACTTTCTTTACTGTTGGATCAGAACATAATTGGAACTGGTCAAACTGTATTTCATTGTTAAATAATCGCACATAGTCATTACGACTAGGCTTGCTCTCTACTAAGGCTATTTTAGCCATATAATGTCTCCTTTAAATCTTTTACTTTTTCTTTTGTTAGTGCGCCCGCATCCTCTAGTTGTATCGGTAGCTTTATATTTTTTGAGAGTAGTCCTGCAATCTCACACATCTCTACGATACTTACTGCGGCTTCTTGTCCTGCCGCATCGGGATCAAATAATATGTCGATTCCTTCTACTCCTTGCATCTTTAATAATTTTAGTTTTTCTATATCAATGTTTCGTGTACCAAAACAACACAGACTATTTGTTAGTCCTTTGTCATGTAGGTTCAGAGCATCAAATATACCCTCTACTAATATTACTCTCCCTTTAATGGGGCGGACTCGAGCAGGAAATAAGGGCAATACTGCCTTTGGGGGATGTATTATATACTTTGGAACATCAGTGGGGGACTGTGTTCTGCAATTAAATGCTGATATTTTTCCTGTCAAGTCCTTGATTGGAAAAGAAATTCTGCCTGTAAATGGTTTGTCTGGATGCACAAAGGCATCAAACAATTTATATGTCTCAGGGGAAATCTGTCTCCAGTTCCCTACATATGGCATAAAATTCTTTGGCATCTTCAATCCTACGGAAGATGCTCTTTTTTCTTCTATCTTTCTTCTAGCCTGTTCTCTGCGAATATCTAACGGATTAGATGGCGCATCGTAATAGTTAAATATATTACCTTTGAAGCCACAAGAAAAACAGTTGTAAACCCCTGTTATCCTGTCAATTCTCATACTTGGGTTGCCGTCGTCATGCTCAGGATTTAAACATGCAACTACGCAGTCTGCTGGAGACAACTTATAATCTATTTTTCGTTCTTGTAATAGTTCTTCTACTGTCATTCTATCTGCCCAGCAATAAAGCTAACCCGATTGCTAATACAGAAAGAGGTATTAATAATACTATTGCGTATAATAAATGTTCTAATATTTTCATAGTTTTTTATGCTTCCAACCTTTCAGTTGGTCTCCAAGTTCTTCGAAGTCTGTCATAGCTTTTCCACTTGGATCTTCTTTGTGTTCGTAGTATTTACTCTTCCAAGCAAGTTCTACCATTTGAAACCATATTGCTATGGCTTTATTTCTAAATTCTTTATCTCCCCATAAATAAAACATATTCCACCATTCTTTTTGAAAACGGAATACTTCTACTTTCATTGTCTTAAACATCCAGCCATCTTTATGTGTCTTAACTATTTCTTGCATTGCTCTCAGTCTTTGACTTCCTGCAATCGGATAATAACTGGGCATGGTTAGTATTGGGGACTGTATGCCATGCAATATCAAACTTTCCATAAGGGGTTCATTTACTGGTACTTTGTGAATATTATCACGCACCGTTGGTTGATTCAATAAAAACTTTATTGATCTAGTTTCCCTATCGAAAGGTGGCAGAGCTATTAACTCTGCCGTTTCTTTACTAATTCTATCTGCCGCCATTTCTTACTTTTCTCCATAAGCCATGTCTGCGTCTCTTTTCAATTTCCATACGAATCATATATGTTCTTATTAATGCTACTACTGTAAATATAAAAGTAGTAGTTAGAGATATAAGAAAAGCACTTGTCCATTCCCATCTCTCTATCATTAGCCATAACATAAATGTTTGTAAAGGAAAATTAATTATTAGAGCAGCACCTACTTGTACTAAAGATTCCTGTAGTGCTGCTTTCTCTGTTTTAGTCATAATTCATTTCATCCCATAATTTGTTTTCGTGTTCTGTCTCGTATATTGTACGAAACTCCTCGATTGTTGGTTCTGCAATTCTTAGATTGCCCTGTTTTAGTTCTCTTACATATCTAGTGTATGCTATGAGTAACTGATTTTCTGTGTATAATATCATATATCGTCTACGTTTTCTCCTGTTGCCATATTGTTAGCTATTGCTTCTTTCTCTTTAGGATTCATAGCAGACTGTGGACCAATCTTTAAGGTCTCCCAGTCTACTGTACTAGTAAAACTTTCCATTCTATTACTTCTCATTTTAACACAATTAAAAGTCATACAATTATCTTGTTGTTCCCATGTCTCTAAAGAGTAAGCAGCATCCGCCGCATCAAGAATACCTTTTGCAAACCTAGCTTCACCACTCGCATCTGTTTGATACGGAGCAAATACCATAGTTTCATACTCTTGTGCATATAATTTCATTTTCTTACTTACTTCTATCTGTTCTGTCCAATCATATTGTCCACCACTACGGCTTGGAGCATTATGTCGTTTAACTTGGTTTAGATAGTCTACTATTACTACGCCTACATCTAATTGATTTACTTTTTTATCTAACTCGGATTGAATCTTGGATAAAGTAAGCGACGGGTCATATATTACATCTAACTGTCTTTCTTTGTGTAGGTCTAACTTGGTTAATTTCTTATGAAATTCATCAAAGTCATGTGTCTTTTTAAATTCTGGTAGTAGTTCATGTCCGCCATCGAAACGACCTGCCCACCATCCACCGACCATATTCCATTCCTCACTAGAAAGCATTTTGTTTCTAAGTCGGCTAAAGGGGATCTTGGTGGATATGGCACATATTCTCTGTAGAATTGATCTACTGTCCATTTCTATTGTAAAATAGATAGCGCTACGACCTGAGTCGTATACATTTGCTGCGAGGTTACAACAGGTAAGTGATTTACCTGAGCCTCTTCGTCCGCCTACTAACACTAAGTCTTTAGGCGAGAACAAAATTTGTGAGTCATACTCACTATTGAGTCCTAAGGGTAAGTACCTCGATAGTTCCTTGTCATCTTCAAATAAGGAAATACTTTGCATACTTTCTTCGGGAGCTTTGACATCTACCTTGTCACTTACCCTTAAAACTATTTCTTGTAGTTGTTCTATGTTTTCTTCTGCTGTTGCCATTGCAACGGTGTTATCAATATATGCATCCAGTTGGTCTAGTATTTCTACTTGTGCATATTCATTCTTTAGATAGTCTAGTAAAAGCCACGCGTCTACCTCGACATCTACTGACTCGATTGCGAATATTTTTTCTTGGAGTTGTCGATCTCGCACTTCATAACGGAGATCTTCGAATTGTGGAAGGTCTTGATAATTATCTATGTGTTTATCAAGAATACGGAAAATTGACTGGTACTCGCCAGGTAGGTAATGTTCTTTTAGCTTAGCCCATGTGTCTAAGTCTTTCTGAACTATAATCTGTTTTAATAACGCTGACGCAATATTCAATGACCTCTCCCAAAGTAATATAAAAAATAGGCAGGGGCGAACCCCTGCCATAAACTAATCTAAGTTTTTAGAATTAACTAATGTCTTTTTTAGCCGCGCCGTTGTAGTCTGAACATTGTAGACCACGTCTTGTTAGCATAGTTTTTACACCTCTAACAGTTTTGCCAATCTCATCAGCAATAGCTTCAACAGTCATTCCTTCAACATCAATGTCTGCAAGAACATCTGCTTTAGATGAACCTTTAGTTTCTTTTTGTTTTGGGATAGCGTTGATTTCGCCACTTCTTAAAAGAGAAAGAGCTTTTCCTCTGATTGAGTTAACAGATTTGTCTAATGCTGCAGCGATTTCTTCTACGAATGATCCGCCGTTCACCATTTCAACAAAGGTTACTTCTTCTGAAGGAGTATAAGTTCTAACTGTTTCAACTTTAGGAGCAGGCTTAACGTGGGAAGTTAATTCCATTGATAAGATTTTTCCTTGGATTGATTTAGCTGAGAAGTGTCCGCCTTCAAAGTTTGATGCAATTTCTGCATATGTGTAGTCGCCTGAGTTATCAGAAACGAATGCACTTAAAGTTGCTTCTTGATCTTCGCTAAAAGATTTTGATGCGGATGCTGAAGCTAGTTCAACATCGAATCCCATCTTTCTCAATTTGCTAGATACTGAACGAGTTGATGTTTCTAATTCATCAGCTGCGTTAGCAACAGTAGCTTGAGTGATTGGGCTTTCAGAACCAACAAAGTCTGTTAGTTGTTGAGTTCTTTCGTCTGTCCATTTTGGTAATGCCATTTTTTATTCCTCTATAATGTGTTTTAGGTTATTAAATATTTTTATCCCTAGTTCTTCTGCCTTCTTAGTTTTCGAACTTGCAATTCCACTTTCGTTAAGTAAGATAGTTACATCTTTCGTTAAGCTATCTTTTACAATAAAGCCGTATTTTTCCAATACTTGCTTAGCGGCTGCTTTAGTTGGGTAAGATTTTAACTTACCACTAATACAAACTGTTCCCTTTGTGTCGCTATGACTGACTTCTACTTGTTTATCACAAGTAAAAGAAAATGGGAGGTTATTGTAACCCTTCGTGAAGAACGTGTTCTCCAACCAAGTTACAAGGTTCGACGCCGCTTTCGGACCCAGACCTGCTTCTATACATATCTCTGGGGTTATCTCATATATTGATGAGATGTATTTCGCTAATTTATTAGTAGCACTTGAGCCAATCAGCGGTATCGAAAAAGCTGGTAATAGAGTTAGAAGGTTGACACTCTTTGAATTTTGAATTTCTGTGTGTAGTTTCGTACCTAGTTTCTCTGAATCCAGTAATGATGATATTTCAACTTGGGATAAGCAATAAATATCTTCATAATCACAAAGACCAAGTCTATCTATAGTAGATGGACCAAGCCCTTTAATCTTTAGGGTTTTTGCAAAGTGTTCTAAACGCTTTGCTGATTTAGCAGAGCAAGTAGTACTAAGACAGAATAACTGATCGTTCACAAATTCCAATTCGCTGTTGCAAGCTGGACAATTTGTTGGCGGTACTATCTCTCTCAATGTTTCTCTTTCTCCTAAATATGATACTATTATATCAAACGAGTGACCATTTGTCAAGAGTTATTTTTTGGAAAGTCTGATAAAATAAGGGATGAAATTTTGAAGCACTCCGTATGCCCACCAAACTTTTGTTTGGGTTTATAACTATCGTGTTTAAACTTCTCGTGTAGCTGCTGCTCGTATTTCCAACAGTTGTAGATGGTGTCGTGGTAGGTTCGTTGAATACGCAACTCATAACCTTTGAAGCCACGGCTTCTTTTTATAACATGCCGCCAGTCTTTGCCGCCAGCAATTCCTACCTTGATGCACTCGCGCTCAAAGGTCTGTGTATTAACTAATATAACTCCGTAAAGAACACCTTCTCTTAGTTGTTCTTCGGGTCTATTATTAAAATAAGTTTGATTGTATACTCCTTTACTCATTAGTCCACTTCAGTCCGTTTTCTAATGCGAAGAGACACCCTTGATAAAATTCTCTGTCATCTTCTTCTATGAAGTGCCATTTGTATTCTACTTTGCTCATATGTTTATATACTTTCTTAGGGTTTGTAAGATGCATTTGTTTATTCATCATCATCTCTAGCTTGTCAAAGTGTGTTACAATATCATTTTTGTATGCTTCTAGTTTAGTCATTTTACCAGTTATGTACTACATTTGCCATAATAAATACAGCACAGAGAAGATTCGTAAGTACAATAATAAATCTTATTAGACCTATTGCATTTTCGTTTCTTCTATTATAGCCATCTTCTTCGTCAAACGAGCCGAGAGCGTGTTTTAATATAACCCAAGCTCTTGTCATTGCTCCACCCACTTTTTCAAAGCAAATATAAATACAACTAAAGAAAGTATTACCCAGAACGGATCTACACTCATTGTATACCTCCGTTTAGTCCTAAATCAATAAAATAAAATGCAACCATCATACTTATTACTGTGAATATCTGAAAGAAAGAACCAGCAATTACTGCTCCCATTACATTCTTTACTGTCTCATGGTAGTCTGATGATTCGTTTTGCCACTGCTCAATTTCTTCAGGCGTAGCATCTCTCGATTGAAAGTTCAACTGGGGTTGACTTGGGAATTTTTCGTTTTTCATTCTGTTTGTGGTTTTCCTTGTTTTGCCATCAACTCTCTATGAGTTGGATAGTCTTTCATTATTTCTCGTGTTGCTAGAAAGTCTTCTCTAGCTTTTTCTGTGTGTGTTCGTTCATCTTCTAGTTCCCAGTTAAGACCTGCTCTCTCTTTCTTCTTTCCGAATATCTTATCCCAGTTATCTTTAAACTGTTTACTATAAGAGCCGTCTCTTGCTGTTGAACCTTTTCCGCCGTGCCATTTCTTTGTCATTTCTGTTCTCGTAGCCAATCTCTATACATTAAAGGTTCGGCATCTTTAGTTAACTTCAGGTATTCCTGATATAACTGTTTATTATCTTTTGACTTCGTCATAGCAGTAACCCAGCCATCTGAGTTATCCTGCCATCTTTTTGAATTTGTTATTTTGCTTCCCATTTGTTGCAGGTTTCTTCAGACAAAACTAAGTTTGCCCCTGCTTCATCGACTCTGCACCAACCTTCTGATAACTTAGATGTTATATCATGTAGAGGTTGATAATATTTACACTCGCCACAGTTCAATGGGGGTAGCGGGTCTAGTCGTTTACGTTTTATTGTTTTCAAATTTCTTTATTCCCATTACATAATTCTCTGCAGCTTTTTCTGCGTACTCCTCATTATGTTCTTCATATTTTTCACTAGCAACAAGAGTTTCTACTCCATCAACTGTCTCATAGTAATCGCAACCGAATATATACTTATCATATAAGAATACTTCTGATCTTCTAATCTTGTTTATGTAGGTGTGTAAGTCTACTCGACCTACCTTTAGAAGTGTATCCTCTAAAGTACATTCGCAATCAGCTCTTGCTTTCCCACATAATTCACATTCTATTGCTAAATACATTCTTCTACTCTCTCTATTGTGTTAATTTCTATATCAAGTGATTTATTATTATCTACATCCCATACTACTATTTTGTTGCCGTCTATCTGTTTCTTGATATGTTTAGGTAGTGTACAACATACGCTGTAAGTATTACTACTCGTAAGGGATTTATAAGTTATTAACTTATTTTTCCATGATAATTCTTTGTGTAGTTCTGCGAAGGACATTATTTTATGTTCCACTCCTCATTACCATTCTGTGTATTAAACTTTCTCACTAGAAACTTGAAGTTACTAACTACATAAGTAGCGTAATCATCATCTGCAACAAAAGAACTCTTGTTCTCGTCAAGATAATCCACATACATTCTGCTTATAAATCCTCTGAATAAAGGACTAAATATTTCTGTAAATGCTTCCTGTCTCATAGCTTTGCAACTAATGCTGCATAGTCATCATACCCACCAACATAGTTGCCACTGACATTAATCTGTGGAAAAGAGCGAGCTGTTGGGAACTCCTCTGCAATGAATTGCATATCAAAGTCTACACCAAGTTGTTTGTATTCTACTTCGTGTCCTTCTCTTTCTGCTAGTGCTTTTGCTTTATCACAATACGCACAGTTTGTTTTACCGAATATCTCTACTACCATTTTATCCTCTTTTATTAATGACTAGCTGAGTTAGTGTATAAGGAATCATACTTACTAATGACCACAGAGGCCAGAAGATTAAGTTTGCAACTAATATACTCATACTCTTGCTACGATTTGGGGAATAATTTCCCCTGCTCTAATTACTTCAACATCACATCCAATCTCTAAACCGAGTTGTTCGATAATAGCTATGTTATGTAAGGTTGCTCTACTGACTGTTGCGCCGTCTATATTGACAGGCTCTAAGATTCCTACTGGGGAAACATTTCCTGATTTACCTACTTGCCATACTACATCCAATAGTTTTGTAACTACTCCTGCTTGTTTGACTTTGTGAGCAAATGCACCTCGAGGGTGATGTCCAGTATACCCTAGGGTTTCGAAAGCGTTATTATTAATAACACGCCATACTTGTCCGTCTTGGGGAAACTCTGTGTAATCTGAATCAATTATTGTTTTGAAGCCACATCCACCAAGAAACTTCATGTCGAACATAAAGTCATCTGAAGGATAAGGTTGGACGCCATACGCAATGAAAGTTAAATCTCTTTTCTGAAATTCGTCTGAGTCATGTAGACTTAGCGCACCCGCTGCATAGTTACGACTATTCTTAATCGTGGCAGGGGCTACTACTTCTCCAGTAACTTGTAAGATTTCTATACCCATGGCGGGTAAAAGGTTGATAGGCACTATATGCCTAATGTTGTCGGTAATGTCAAGACCTTTCTTGCCATCGCCTCGTGTTAAGGCAAGTGATAACCTACCTTGGATGTATTGTAAACTGACGGCAGCACCGTCTAACTTAGGGGAAACTACTACTGGTTGCTTTTTATAGTCTGGTCCAGCTTCGTCATCATATACTTTCTGTAAAGAATACATAGGATAGTAATGAGACCAGCGAGCGCTTTTCTCGTCAACTTGCATACCAACTACTTGGTCTAAAGTACTGAGTTGATCTTCGAGTCTGTCGTATATCTCATCAGACATAATAGGCATACCATTGTAGTATGCTACTTTTGCTTTATTTATTATTTCTTCTAAATTTTTCATAAGTATATTATACTAAATTTATAAGGTCATGTCAAGAAGTATTTTATGGTAGGTATATCTCATCTAGCAGTTCTCTGAATTCGGTTTCGATAATACTTTTACTCTCTGCTAAGGAAAGGATTTCTACTAGTCCTTGGAACAGATTCCTACTGTTATCAAAATCAATAGGCATACTGATACCTTGGTTCGAAGGTTTCCACTCTTCTTCAAAGTCTAAATAATATTTACGCATTGATAGGTATTCTATTCCTCTAAAGGTAGATACTGTTAAACGCACTTGTTCATGCTCAGTTTCTTGAACTACTTTTTCATATACATTGGGTGCAGAGAAATCAATCATTTTTGATTACTCTGTTGAGAGGTACAACACTCGTTACATTTTCAGGAACCAGTATTCTGTAGGAATCTGTGTCCCAACAAAATAACAATACTGTATGATTTCCTTCCTTTGCTCTGTTTCTTTTCTGACGAATGTATTCTGTAGAAAAGTCAGCAGTGCAAACATTATATTTTAGTTTCCTAGAGTTTTGACTTCTGTAAGTTATTACAGCGTCCCCTGCTTCGTCCAATTTAGCTTTAAGCTCCTCTTTTTTCATTGATTCCTCCAATTTAATCTAACAAAAATTCTTTTGTATTGTCAAATGTTGAGGTCTCAGATAAAGAATGCAAAAAACCAAGACATTTTGCAATGTCTTGGCTAAATTTTATTTACTAACTGTTTAGTGCTTCTACAACTGTTTTGAAATAGACTGCGGCTTTACCTGTAAGTTTGCTGATAATAGCGTGATCTACTGTTTGTCCTGCGTCTTGTAAAGCTGTTGTAAGGCTTTCTTGAGCATCAGCTACTGATACTCGTCCACCACCTGTTGATCCGCCACTTGTGCTTCTCGCTGCTGGTGTTTTGCGTACGTATACGCCTGCTTTAGTAAGTATCATTCGAACGCCATTAGGTGACTCACCTAACTCGTCTGCAATATCTTTTACTACTTCCATTGATGTTTCAGGTGTAGGTTCTTGTTCCTGATACATTTCAACTGCCTGTGCTTTTGTCTCGTCTGTCCAAGCCATTCTTTTTCTCCTATGTGGTTTGTGGACCCATTCGCCATGTGCTATCGGCATCCAACCAGTTCTTTCTAGTTGTGCCAAATAGAATCTGTCGCTCATGTATGTCCTGTTTTAAATATAACTATATTATATCGAATTTGAAACCAACTGTCAAGAAGTATTTTTCGTTATCTATCGGCAAATGCTATCTTGAAAAATGCTTTTGTATGGTTTCTATCTTTTCTTCTGCATTTGCAATTTTCTCTACTTCGGTTTCGATAGCTTCAACTATACCTGCATGCTCTCCGATACCTGCTGAATTTTTAATGTACACTTGCACATTTGCTTTTGCAACTTCTACTTCTCCCTGTAATCTAGCGATCAAGGCTTTCAGTAAGTAACTCATAGTACTCCTCGGTTCTTTAATTCGTTAATAATAAACTCTACAGTTACATACCCTAATCCACCCCATATTGCTAGGTTGATTAAGATGTGCGCTATAGTAGTCGGTAGTGTGAATATAAATTCAATCATTTTGTTTTGCTCTCCCAATCTTCGATTGCTGATTTAATACTTCCTTCTGCTAATACAGAGCAATGTAATTTTATTGGCGGCAGATTAAGTGCTGCTGCTATGTCTCTGTCTTTAATTAGCTTAGCTTCTTCTATTGTTTTCCCTGTTAGCATATCTACAAATAAAGATGAGGAGGCTATCGCACTACCACATCCATACGTTTTGAACTTGACACTCTTAATCGTGTCAGACAAGGGGTCTATCCTTAGTTGAAGTTTCATTACATCACCACACGCAGGTGCACCTGTCATGCCTGTTGCTACATCTGGGTCTTTAGGATTAAATCTCCCTACTGAATATTCTGCTGGGTTATTTAAAACTCCTTCAAATCTATCAATTACTTCTTTACTGTATGCCATTATTTTATTTTCTCTGCTCCTCTTATAAATCCTAATGTAAATTCTTCTAGTCTATTAGGTATTAATAAAGGTATTACCATGAATGGTAAAAATATTGTGAATATTACTGTTACTACTATTGTTGATAGGATAGGTCTTGTTACAAGTATGTTATTTCTATCTACTAAAGTGATTATTTTGTATGAGGGACGCCATATTTTCCACATGGCTAAGCCTACGCCTACTATCCAAAATGCTAATATGATTTCTACAATGCTCAAAGATATTCTCCTAAGTGTCTTAAACTTCCTAAGTCATATGCTAGACGGAAAGAGTTCTTTCCTGCGTTTCTAACTAACCCAAAGTAGGGCGATTCACACTCTGCCATTTCTATTTCAATAATATGGTAGCCTTTACTTCCATACTTTTCTTCGTAATTTGTTGCATGAGTTGTACACTCCTTCTGAATAATTGCTGGGCAATTACCCTTTACAGACCATACTCTTTCTCCTGTTTTAAACTCCTCAGATATACACTGGTCTGGAAGTAGTGCATTCCTAATCCCTTGATAGTCAGTATCTGGTAGTTTTTGTGGTATACCCATTCTTTCTATTACTGCCTTAATAAAAGCTGGGGAACGATATAGCTGTTTAGCAATGTCAGATACGTTATCGCCATCTAAGTAATACTTTACTATTGACTTCTTCTCTGCTTCTGTTACGCCCTTACCTTTATTTTGTGCTTTTCGTATTGCTCGAAACTCTATTGTTTCTTTATGGTCTGCAATAATTTTACTTAAGCGTGTTGTGTTGTATGCTATATGTAGTATTCCACACGCTTCTTTTTTAGTAATAGGTTTTTCTGCCGCTAGTAACTCTATTACTTTGTTAATGTTTGCTTCTGATAGTTGTTCTTCTTTCTTCTTTCTTATGCCTGCCATTTTCTACTTCCTTGTGCTTCGTCATCAATGAAAGCTCTTTCTCTTTCTTCTTGTATACTTCCTAAAAGTATGATTGCATAATGAAGAACTTTATATAAGTCTTTGTCGTTTCTACCATCTTTCTTTCCGAATCGTTGTGCATATTTGATTATGTTGCCTATACAAAAGCCTTCGCCTTGGTCTGCATCAAATATGAATTCTGTAGATTGTATTTTACCCATACTATAGTGCTGGTCATAAGTAGCATCTATATAATTTTGTAGATGAGCTATTATCACATCTTCATTAAATTTATAATTCATGTTCTAGTTATCCTCTTTTCGTAATCAGCATAATCTTCGTTCCACCAATGCGGCTTGTCTCTGTATTTCCAGCTAGCGAAGGTTGCCTTGTCTAAATGGTAATAATCACGATAGCTTTGTATCGGATTATCGTAATCTCTAAGATCTTCTGGCATAGCCAAACCGAACTTAGTAAAACCTACTCTCTCTAAATGTATTGGGTCTGGTAGTTTGTTTACTACTTGTTCTATAGATTTATGGAACTTGCCATAACGATAGTGGTACTCATCATTTAATGCGTTAGCATAACAATGAACCCACTCATGGTTGTCCAATGACTCTCTTGCCCAGATAGTGCAAGGATGATTATACATCATTGGGAGGTAGGGGTAGGGACGTTCCTCAAGTGGTAAATGCTTAATTTCGGCTTTAACCTTGTTGAGAACTTCACGCTCGTCTGCATCCAATGCACGAGGAACATACCCTAGATATTCGTCTATCCAAATTGTTGTGCAAAGAATCTGGGCAGCTTCGAGTGGCATCTTAACAATATGCTTGTCAACATGATACTCTGCTGCCTTATCGAGATCCTCGTCTAAGTAAAATAGATTCATCTACTTACTTCCAGCACTTATATACGCCACAAAGATTATCTGCATTGTCTGTGTTTCCACACATTTTACAGGGTTTCTTGATTGGCTTGATTTTTTTAATGTCTTTAAACTTTTTCATAACTTATATTATACTAAAGTTAGAGGAATAAGTCAAGAACTATTTTCCGTTTCCATTAATCTTATCTTTAGCTGTACCTGCGTATAGTCCGAACCATGCCGCACCTGCTCCTACAACTATCGAAATAAGACCTGACTGCTCTAATGTCGGTACTTCTAAGTCCATAAACCAGAAAGTACAATAGTATAATAAATACATATACACTGACAAGAACATTCTAGGGAAAATACGCCACGAGTCTACCATACTTGATAGCCATATCCATCTTTGCCATGGATTATCTGGCTCTTTGTCATTCTCTAGTTCCATAATCTTAGCTTTTAATTCACCGATTTCTGATACCATTGACATAAACTTATTAAGGTCTATCTCAACTTCATTTCGGCTCATATCACCTTGGAATTGGTCTTGATTTGCCATTTAGCTCTCCTTCGCGTCCTGCTTGGCTTTACCTACATTGATTGCAAACCAATCAAGAACTTTATATAGTTTCCCGACTAACTTGTCATCTTTAGGTGTATCCGTACACGCTGCTATGATTGAAGCAAACATGACTAACCATGGTATAACTTGAATCCATCCTATAATCCACTGTAAGAATTCTAACATTCTTATCTCCTAACCCTCTTACGAGGCTACCCCTATTTATTAGAGATTTTCTTTTTTAACTCTCGAATTTCTTCTTCGAGTTCAATACACCATTCTTCAAGGTCTTCGAATCTGCCTTGAACAACAGGGTTCTTATCAAAGAATTTAGAAGCTTTCATCATTATCCTATATTCTTTGACAAGAGTTAACCAGTTGCGAAACTTATCTAACATTACTTATCGGTGTTTAACGGCTCAGTTGTTACTTTTCTGTAGTATACTACTACATCTTTTAATTCAGTGATATATCTTTGTAACTCTTTCATGTTCAATGACATTACTTCATAGTCTGGTACTGTCATTGCTAAAAATACTAACTCTCCTTCTTGTACTCTAATCTTTTCGAGTTGATCTTCCCAGTTGTCTGGGTTTACAACTATCCATTGAGGAGCTGAAAGGTCTATTTCTCTAGGCATGACTGGTTGAACAATCTTCCTCTCCATAGGCTTAGCTGTTACTTCAATAGCTCTAGTTGATAGTAGGCTGCAACTGGAGACCATCATCAAGATCGTCAACGGTAGCACTAAGTTTCTCAATATTTTCAAATGCGTGTTTTGTTCCATTATTTATTTTCCTTTCCATTTCTACTGGGTCTTCCAGTATTTTTGCTGTTAATTTATAGTTCTTTATAAAATCACTATATCTATTTAAT